GTATATGCATCAGCCGCCGTGGCTGTTGCTCCAAATCCCATGATAAACATCATAATTATAAAAATAAATCGCATAGTATTCTCCTTTGTTAACTTTCAAATACTTACTAAGTATATACAATTTTTATTGTTTTGTCAACCTAAAAATAGGTTTAACAGTTTTTGCCATTGATTGTCTGAATAATCAAACTCCATTTCGTGTTTTCGTACTAGTGTTGCATCAAAATTTACGTCCTTTAGTGTCAGTAACTGATGTTGCATATATGTACTATGGATGTTATGCCCAATTAAAAATGTATATGCGGTAGTTGGGTCTTTTTTATAATAATGTTCAAATACGTTGGCATATTGATTTACTGCATCAATATAATGTTTGTACATTACCGGTGCTGGGCCTGCATACGCCCAATCACAACTGTATAGTAATCCGCCTCTAATGTTCATGTCTCTAAACACTATATTGTCTTTGGCTGATAAAATAAATTCGTTAAAAAAATTAGTATTGCGAAAGGCCGTATCCCATCGGCTATGTACTATGACATCATAGTCTTTAAGATCTCGCCAATACATTATTGCTCGTTGTAACTGATATGTACGCCCAAGATAGTAAGGTAATCCATGGTCTTTATACTCAACGTATTTTTCAAGAGAACTTGGCAGCGATACAGTTGTTAGTCCACTATCATCAACAACAAGATATTCAAATCCGGGATACATATTGCCAAGAGCAGTACTAGGATTACAAGGGCGTGGTTTGATAATTTGATTTTCTAGTTCTGCTCTTTTAGTTTGGTCAATAAATGCATTATTTAGATGGCCCCATGTGCAACTATAGACACTGACGTCGTAGTCGCAATCTTGTATTACACCATCCCACCACGGTTTGCAGTAGTCGATGTATCTTAATTCGCCGGTAAGAACTACTGCTACTTTCAAAGAGTAACCTTACCTTCACTAATTAGACGCTGGCGATTTCGCATGTGTTGCTCTTGCACATCTTCTTTTGCTTGTCCCCAATATTCAACTGCATGTCCTTCTTCAACTAAGATAGTTGCTACGGTACTTTCTTCGTAGACAAAATCTCCAAGTATGCGACCAAACTTGCCTTTCATATCTTCGCCATTTTTATTAATTTGTGTTCTAAGTACACATTCTTTGCCAAGCATTTCTTTAAGTCGTGTCTTAGCGGCATTTCCAAAGACTTTTTCTTCTTTGTCTCGTGTACGGCTTTCTGGGGTGTCTATGCCCATAATTCGTACTCTTTCATCGCTTAAGATAATACCAAATCCTAAGTCAATATCAACATCTACTGTGTCTCCGTCAATAACTTTGACTACTGTTGCTCTATACTCATACATTGTGTGATCCTCGTGTTATGCTTTATTTAGAAGGTGCAGATCTAAAATAATCTTTACCTGATACTCTAATAAAACGTTTGTTAGTTTCATTCGTGTTTGGATTAGGTATAGTTACTACTACATTACGTCCTCGCTTGAATGCCTTTAGTTGATTGTATAAACGATCTCCGCTTGCCATGTACTCACGGCGAGTTTCCTTGCTGATTCTTCTCCCCATTGAGTTTTGACCTTGTCCGACTATTCCTGCTGAGGTTTGCGTCGCTCTACTTTTTTTCTTTCCCATGTTGATTATCCTAAGTTGTTTACGTTCAGCTCTGCTAAACGAGGTATAATTATATTTTTAGCCCAATCCTGATGAGCTTCTTCGGGTGGATGGTGTGCAATCCACTCGTATTGTTTATCATTAGTCATTTGCCATAGTCCACCTTTTTGACCCCAAAAGACCCAAGTTGACCAATCAATCTGTTCCCATAACTTTTTAGCAAATTCCTTCTCCGGATTATTATGGCACTTTTCAAAGAAAGTTTTCACATTATTGCGTTCTTCGGTTGCTAACGATCTTCTTGCTTTAAAATTATTTTTATCTATTCCAATGCCATAAGCATTGTCCATATCCCAATCGTTATAATTTATATCGCCCATGTGGCAATTTATTAATGGTAGATCCCTTGCTTTACACATATGTTGTACTAGCAAAATGTATTCTAATGACTTTACAAACTGATTAAAATCACTGTAAAAGTACTTTAAGTATTGTTGCTTCGTACCTGTAAAACTAGCACCTTCGGATATATAACAATTATACAATGGATCATAGAAGTCATATCTTTCAACAGTACTCCACATAACAACTACGGCTTCCATCTTTTCAACACCGTCATCAATATTATCAAGTATTGTACGAGCAATAAGTCTGTTGCCAGCACCTCCGACTGCTACGTTTTTAGTCCGTGGTATAAACACTGGCCAATGATCGTAGTCGACGTCGTTGTTGTTTTCATCTTTGTGACTGCCAATTGTGAAACTGCACCCACTACATAGTATTGTCATAATATATCCTTATTATATTAGTGTATTTATCGTTTTTTCAAGTGATCTGCTACAAAAAAAGCTCTTGACATTCCTGCCAAGAGCTTCGTATTTGTAATAATTTTTTACTTAAATTGCTTTTTTTATTGTCTCATTGTTATGTCTCTGCTCGTCATTGGTGTCAAGTTATTCATCCAATGTACAATTAAAATATTGCATTTATTGTTTTGTTATTTATAGTTTCTATTTCTCTAACTTGTATATAATGAAAGCGTCACTGTGTTCTGGCTTGATTGTAATAGCCGGAACGCCCTCTGGTGCAGTTTTACCTACATAGTTCCATGAGTAGCCTTCTTTAAGTTGTTTACTGCTTGTATCAATAAACTCCTTATTGTCAATCGCGAATATTGCCGCCAATGCAAAAAGTATCATTAGTTCACTCCTTTGTTGTTATTATTAGTTAAACCCCCATGTGGGCAGAGCCCAGCACTAACTCATATTGACGATAGTTCGTTTCGAACTTTTCATTAGAATAAACAGCTCGTTCGTTATTATTCCACATACGTCTAAAGTATGAATCATAAGACTTTTTGATTTGGGCGGGATCTACTTTGGTTAAGTCTCCTTTAACCATATAGTAAATTCTGCATTGTTCCTTAAAGTCAGCCAAGTATTTTACGCCTTTTGTGTGTTTGTTTTATTTATTGTTTCATTGTTAATTTGGTGGAGGATGACGGGTTCGAACCGACGACCTATGCCTTGCAAAGGCATCGCTCTCCCAACTGAGCTAATCCCCCTGGTGAACTGTGGAGGATTCGAACCCCCGACCTTCTGATTCGTAGTCAGATGCTCTATCCAGCTGAGCTAACAGTCCGTTATTCTTTCGCCAATAGTAAGGAATTACTTTGCCTTCGTGATCAACACAACTGTTCATTGCTTTACACCAAAGTTCATGATATTTTCTTTCTTTTTTGGTCATGTAACCTACTCCTTATTATTTGGCATAGGTGGAGGGATTCGAACCCCCTGACTGTTTCCAGTCCTAGTTTTGGAGACTAGTGTGACACTCCATCTTCACCGCACCTACATAATTCTTTGTACTAGTTGTTGACTACTTCATAGCAGTATTCATCTTTAAAAGTTTAGCCGCTCCATCTCCAACAACTTTCGGGTAGTACACTCCGGGCTTACTTGCTCCTCGGATCCTGTTTCGTAGTAGATTAAACTACTTCATCATCGGTGGATCAAGTCCGACTAGTTAGTATCACCTAACGTGTTACGAATAATACCTATCAGCAATGCTTAAACATTCATCGTTAACTGCTTCAAAGAAAGCATCAGGATTTTGTTCTTGCAATTCACATAACTGCTCATCAGTTAACGGTTGCTTTGTATCAGCAAACCTTGCTTCACTAATATAAGCGTCACAAAAATCTGGATAGTCTTTCATATCCAGTCCATCTACTTCAACATCGATTACTTTTACATTATTTAATTTCATATAAACTCCTTATTTTTAACTTACTATATTACAATAGCACATTTAAATGTGCTTGTCAACCTCTTATTTAAACTTTTTTTGATAAACTATGCAAGCCGCATGACGTGGTGAATAGTTGTTTATACATATCCACTTTATTAACTGTTGCCTATATTGCCACAGTATTACTTCATCCATTACTTACTACCATTACCAGAAAACTTCATTGGCTTAGACTTGTTAGGTTGATCACATGTTACACTTTTAAGTATTACCTTATAACCATCTTTAAACATTGCCTGAAAAGACGATAGTCCTTTGCCTCTAATCAAAAATTCATAGTCCTTTAGAAATTGTTCACATTTGACTTGTGATTCAAAATTCTTACTGTAAACATTAATAATCTCATCTTGTGCTCCACCTTCCGGAGTTACAATTGCAAGATTAAACAACAACATAAACGTATTCATTTTCCTATCTCACTTCTGTCCTATAAAAACATTATTACTTAATATAGCACGGAAACAGGATCTGTCAACCTTTTTAGTCATAGAAAAACAACTTTTCTGTTGCTAGGTAAGTTGCCAACCCCCACGTGCTTAGTTAGACTAAGCCGCTAATGCCATTTCTGGCGCATAATTGTCATTTGCAATTATAGTTTTGTTCGCGTTAACCGAGCTTACATCCGGACAACTCCACACTCCTACTAATCTGCCTGTCGATCCTATTTCGCCCCCATCATAAGCACACTCAGTAAATGTGTTTATGGTGGAGGCGCAGGGTACCGCCCCCTGGTCCAGTTCAGTGTTTGAATTGCTTCAACATTGTACCTTATTTATAACATATATTACCATATAAGTCAATAAATATATACATGTTTAGCAAGATTAAAAATAAACTCAAACAATGGCGTGATAAGTGGACTGTTGATCATACAATAGATGTGGCAGTTGACATTACACTATTACTCATAGATGTAATTATGTCACCTGTGTTAATTATTGTACGACTAGTCAGATATGTAATTGGAGATTGGGTTGCAGATAAACTTAAATGGGTTATTAAGTTAATTGTACACTGGTATCAGAGACAGCACCTTGTTGTAAGAAAATTGATAGTAATAATCTTCTTAATAGCACTACCGTTCCTACTTATTACTTTGTGGGCTTTTTCAGAATTTTGGACAATGTATTGGGAATACACCTGGGGCGATAGTTAAGTAATAATACCCGGAGTACTTGAAGTTACAATTGGACTTGTAGTTTGTAAGTATGCTTGTTTGATCTGCTTGTCCGGAGTTGCAGTCATTGTTACACCTTGTTTATAAATGTATACTGGATTATCCTGCCAGTCCGCACTAATCATCATAGGAGCCATTGCTGGTCCTTTTTCCTGTAAAATAACTGTAAGAGGTCTGTGTACTTTATAACTGTCTGGTAGAGCTTCAATTAATTTTGCAATTATTTCTTCGCCTGTGTTTAATCTAAAAACAATTACATCATCTTTATTAAAGTTTGAAGTCGCTAACATTGATATTTCCTAATCTTTCATTGAGTTGTTGTTTGCCTAATGCTACTAGACCGTCATAGCCTCCTTCAACTAATAAACGTCCATTTCGATAAATCTGTGGCACCGTTGTATGTCCTTGCATCTTTAAGAACTCTTTTGCACCGGTAGTACTTTCTATGTGCTTTTCTTTAAAAGGAATATCCCATTTATTGAGCAACATCTTTGCTTGAACACAATATGGGCAATGATTCTTTGTGTATAGTTCGATCACAGACTAAACCCTTTGAATGTTTCATCGCTTACATCTTGCTTTGTTCCACCAATGACGTAACTACTAATTTCGGTTTCCTGTGGTGCTACTTGTACTTCTGCTCCACTAATCCATTTCTGCGTCCATGGTAAAGGATTACTACCACCTTTGTATGGACTTGTTAAACCAACTGCTGTCATACGACGATGTGCAGTCCATTCAACATATTCTTTTAATAACTGTGCATTAAGTCCAATCATACTACCATCTTTGAACAAATAGTCTGCCCATGCACTTTCTTGTTCTACTGCATCAATAAACATTTTTTCACAATCTTCTTTTGTTTCTTTTGCAATCTTAACAAAGTCAGCGTCATCTTTTGGTAATAACTTTAGCAATGTTTGTGTACTTGCTAAGTGTACATTCTCGTCACGACAAATAAACTTAATAATCTTAGCATTACCTTCCATTTTCTTAAGTTCAGCAAACGCCCAACTACATGCAAATGAAACATAAAAACGAATACCTTCAAGAATATTAACACTGTTAATTGCCAACCAAAGTGCTTTTTTAAGTTCATACTCATCAACTACAACCTTCTTGCCGTTGACTGTATGTGTACCAGCACCAAGTAATTGCATCTTAAGACTTTTGTCTATAAGATCATCATAGTAACCACTAATGTCATCTGCACAATCAACAATCTCTGGAATATCCATTAATTCATCAAACACCTTACTTGGGTTTGAATATACATTACGAATAATATGTGTGTAACTTCTACTATGGATTGTTTCACTAAATGTCCAAGTCTGCACCCAACACTCTAGTTCCGGAATACTAATAAGTGGGCCAAATGCCTCAGTTGGTGCTCTACCTTGTACACTATCTAACAAGATTTGTCTCTTAAGGTTACTTGTAAAAATATGCTGTTCGTGTTTAGTGAGTTCTTTGAAATCTTTTGAATCTCCTGTAATATCAACTTCTTCAGGTCTCCAAAAGAAACCTAATTGTTTGTCAGTAAGTTTATCAAATTGCTTGTACTTCAATGTATCAAATCGTTGAATAGCAACTCCTCCGTTTGGGTCTAGGAAGGCTTTACTTTCAATATGACTCTTTTTTGTTTTACTGTCGAACACTGACATTTGTTTTCTCTCCGGTTAAATTGTACAACTATCACAGTCTACATCATCTGCGATATCTTCTAGTGGTTGATCCATTTGGTTGACGTCAATTTCGCCTTGACCGTCATTGGTGTTAAAATAATATAACTGCTTGCCGCCGTACTTGTAAAACATTAATAAATGCTGAAGCATAACGCTCATTGGTATCTTTTCATCTTCATAAAAAGACGGGTTGTAACTTGTATTTACACTAATTCCTTGATCTATGTACTTTTGCATCACTGCCATAATTTGTAAATATCCTACTGGCGATGATTGATTCCATAGTAACTCATACTTATTCTTTAAACGACGATATTCAGGAACAACCTGTTTAAGTACGCCGTGTTTACTTTGTTTAACACTAACGTATGCTCTTGGTGGTTCGATACCGTTTGTACTGTTGCTTATCTGTGCCGAAGTTTCTGCTGGCATTAAAGCCATCAACGTACTGTTACGAATACCTGTTTTCTGCAACTGCTCACGCAGGGCCTTCCATGGCATTCTCTCGGTGTGTGGTACCAGCTCGTCTACTTCTTGCTTGTATGTCTGGTTTGGGGTAAGACCATCACCGTACTTTGTTTCGTCAGTTCCAGGACAAGCACCCTGTTCTATTGCAAGATCCGCTGAGGCTTTAATTAGGTAGTAACTCCATGCTTCAGTATACTCATCAATCATTTGTAAATCTGGATTGGTATAAGTCATATCGTTCTTAGCCATCCAATATGCTAAATTAATAATACCAACTCCAAGCGGCCTACGTTTCATTGTACTACGTTCAGCGGCCTTTACTGGATAGTTTTGATATGTAAGTAATGCGTCTAAGCCACGTACTGCAAGTTCACATGGCTTTGCAAAGTCCTCTGGCTTTTTAATATTGCCCCAATTGATAGCACTCAATGTACATAGTGCAATCTCACCTTCTTCGTCATTAAAGTCAGTTAAAGGCTTAGTAGGCAAGTTAATTTCACAACACAGATTGCTTTGTTTTATTGGTGCAACTTCTTCTTTAAATGCACTATGACTATTTGCATTATCAACATTCATTAAATAAATGCGTCCTGTGTTTTTACGTTCTTCCATAAAACTACTAAACAAGTCAATTGCACGGATAGTTTTCTTACGCAACCTTGTGTTTCTTTCTGCAGTTTCATATAATTCTTTAAACTTATCTTGATCATTAAAAAATGCATCATACAAGCCCGGAACATCACTTGGTGAAAATAATGTAATATTTTCGTTGGCAATAAGACGCTCATACATTAACTTGTTAAACTGTACACCATAATCCATGTGTCTTACACGATTGTCTTCTGTGCCTTTGTTATTTTTTAACACTAACAAGTCTTCAACTTCATAATGCCACACAGGATAATATAATGTTGCCGCACCATTTCGTACACCGCCTTGTGAACAACTGCGTGTCGCCGCTTGGAACATTTTGTAAAATGGAACTACGCCTGTATGATATGCGTCACCACTTCGGATTGGACTTCCAAGAGCACGAATTGATCCTGCTCCAATACCAATACCGGCTTTTTGACTAACGTACTTAACAATACTGCTAGTAGTAGCATTGATACTATCCAGGCTGTCGTCAGTTTCAATAAGTACGCATGAGCTAAACTGTCGTTGCGGTGTGCGTACACCAGCCATAACAGGAGTAGGAAGGCTAACATCGAAAGTAGAGATAGCATCGTAGTAGTCCTTTACATATTGCAGGCGTGTTTCTGCAGGATACTCAGCAAACAAAGTTGCCGAAATCATCATGTATGCTACCTGTGGTGTTTCAAATATTTCACCAGTTACTCTATTCTGTACTAGATACTTTCCGCGCCATTGTTCCATTGCCGCATAAGTTTGTACTTCATCACGACTGTGATTAATGTAACTGTCTAATTCGTTAATTTCTGTTTCTGTATAACTTTCAAGTATTGCGGAATCATATGCTCGACGTTCAATGTTGTCTTTGATAACTTGTAACAACGGTAACGGCTCATACTGTCCATAAACTGTTTTTCTTAAATGATAGTTAATCAAACGTCCTGCTACCCATTGGTAGTTTGGAGTTTCTTCGCTGATAAGATCAGCGGCACTTTTAATTAATGTTTCTTGTATTTCTGTGGAAGTAATTCCTGTAAAGAACGATAGGTGTGATTTGATTTCTACTTCACTTGCACTGACACCTGTGATGTTCTCGGTAGCAAAAAATACTACTTTGTGCATTTTTTCTAAATCTAATGGCTCTGTTACACCATCACGTTTTTTTACTTGAATGTTTGTCATATATCGATAGTCCTAGTTTCTTATAGATAACGGTCTGCTTTCAGATCGTCTACTGTGAATGTTTTGTATACTTTTAGTTCTTTGAAAAGTGTACTGGTATTTACTGGTCTTTGAGGATTAATATTAATAGCATATTTCTCCGCAACCACTACTGCGGATTTAAATCCTAACTTGTCTTTATATATTACTACCTCTAGGTCCCGTTTGTCAAATCTTTCTGTCAGAAAAAGTGTATAAAATGCACCAAGCGATATTCCAATATCACAGTACATATTTTCTGTTATTAACATCCACGGGTCTGGCCAATGATCAGATCGATCAGGCTCAAGATAGTGATTTACAATGGGTGCTTTAGCCCAAAGTTTTGCTACTCTGTGTAGCATATCATCTCGGTCAAGATGTTGAATGCTTTGTCTAAATTGGCGCCATTCCGAGATTCTCTCTTCTGGACGCAAATCAAAAATGTTTTGCATGTTCTTCTATGTTGTTTTTAGATTATACGAATTCGTTTATTCTATAATTCATTGTTGCACCAGATCCGGTACTAGTTGTGGTATAAAAAATTGTACCAGTTCCACTATCCATAAAGAAAGCAACACCGGAAGCAACGTTTTCACTATAGTCTTGATCTAAAGTATAACCAGCAGTATTACTACCAGCAACTCTAAATATACCTGTCATAACTGCTTGACCTCTTCTTACCGTGAAGTCAACAATTACACTTTTAATAACTGTTTGATCAAATGTAATACCAGTACTTTCAGATGGTTGTACATTATCACCAAGTGTTAACTCAATACCCGGACCTGTTCTGTGAGTACCGTATGCAACATGCTCACTGGCTATAAGTCCGTACACCTTCTTTTTATTGTTCTCAATACGCGGCTGAGTAGCATCATCGGCTGATGGACGATCAAATGTATCACCTAAACTATAGTTGTTGTCACCATCAAAGTTAATAACTGGTGCTGACGGACTGCCCGATCCAAGTAATTGATTTCCAACATCCTTAAATGTATTAAATGCACTTACAAATTCTTTAACTGTAAATGTTCTAATTGCAGTATTGTGAATTTTATCAAATAAACTATGTGATACTTTAACACCCTGTGGGCCATTGCCTGAAATAATGTTCTCACCGCAAACGATACCTTGGAATAACAACTGGAAAACACACTCATCAAACACAACGTTTGAAATTTCTGTGTCGCAATCAAATCCAACATCAGTACGTTCAAAATGACAACGGTTAAAAGTTAAGTGAAAACTTGGTGTTCCACTATCTTCTGTTGCAAATACGCCAGCTCTACGAGTTCCAATAGTGGTCGGAGCAGTTGCGTTTGCAGGATGGTTACCTTTGAAACCACAATCATCAAAATGTATGTACTTGCCTTGTTCTGCAAAGAATACATTATGAGTACTTTGGTTTTTAAATGTAATTCCTCTAATGAAGATGTGTTGAGGATATTCAGCACCACCTAATCCAATACTCGCACCAGTTTGTTGTCTACTATCTGCTAAACGTGCAACATAGTCTGCGGCTGCGCCTTCGTATCTAAATGAAGTTGCGCCTGCACCTGCACCAATAATGTGTGCTTCACTTGGAATATTAATAGTACTTTTTACTACATACACTCCTGGAGGAAAGTAAATTGTTTTCTTAGTTTTGTTGTTTGTTGACTCACGGCAATACATCTGGTATAACATCCAGTTAATTGCAATACTATCATCTGTAGTACCATCACCAACTACTCCAAAATCTCTAGCATTTACAAAATCATCAAGTTTGTTTTGTAATGTACGTTGTACATCGCCCGATGATTGACTTGTTTGTGCAGTAAATCCTACATCTGTGCCTTTGTATACATAACTTGCAATTGATCCAAGTATATCTGTATATTGTGTTAATATCTCTGTATTACCAATAACCGGTGCACCTTCTTCTTGTGGACCGTTACCGATGAATAATCTGCGTTCATCAACTGCCCAGCCAAATTCAGCTGCTGAAAGTTGTGGTAAATCTTGCACAAGACCTCGCCTGTGTTGGACTCTTGAAATTTGAATTACTGCCATTGTATACTCCTAGTGGTACATGTATTTATACAATTACATTGACAAATAATACTGTTCTACTCTCATCCACCATTGTTTACGCCAGTGATCAAAATCATCACCTTCAATAACAAATTCTTGGTAAACTGGATCTGTAATAATTTGACCCATTTCATTTGTATCAGGTTTAACACACATTAACACTACTCCTTTACGGATATTACTTCCGTAAACTTCATTGTGAGCTTCTGCATATGCACACATTTGTAGTTTGTAATCGTCAATCCATTCTTCTTTCTTTGGTTTATTACTTTGCTTAAAATCCATAATTGCAGGTGTGCCATTGTGTAAGCCTACACAATCAGTTGTGCCTGCATATATCTGTGGAAAGTACAAAGGAACTTCCATTCCCCAGTATTCGTTTACATTACACAATCCTTGATCAATAACTACTTGAGCCATACGATGGCTTTGTTGACTAAAAGGATTACTGCCTGGTGAGTTGATTACATCTGTAAGACAATAGTCTTCTAACCACTTGTGCATACGAGTTCCACGTCCGGCGGCTTCTGTTACAATTTCTTGTGCTTTTGCCTCGCCGACACGCTTCTTCCAATTACGGAGAGCTTGTTTCTTTTCTTCGCTTTTAGTTTTATCTAGGATTGTTGTAACACTAGGAACTGCGTTACCATCTGGAGTTGAATAGAGTCTTTTTCCATCAACTTGCTTTCGTGTCAATGCACGATAGTTATATTTTTCTGTTATCATACTTGTATTGTAGCAGTAAATTGACTAATTGTCAACCAAAGTTAAGTTCTTTTACGAAGAGCTCTTTTGGCCATCTTGTCAACTTTTGTAACTGCCTTTGTATCCAAGTCTGCTTTACTACTAATTGTTGGTGATGATTTATCACCAGGTAAGGTTAGTATAACAGTGTCTTGATTGTAATCAGCAATTAAGTTTGCAAAGTTTGGATTGCTTTGGTATAAGGCATCAAAACTATCATAGTTAAGAGAAATACCAACACTCTGTGCCATCTGAGATAATGCATCCATACTAATTTGTGCTTTACTGCCAGTGCGTTCTGCTCTGGCTCGTAAAAATACTAACAAACTCATTAGTGTGGCTGATGATTTATTTTCAGTTAGCTCGGCGATTTTCATTAGATACGTTCTTCACGATCCAAGTTGTCGTCACCTTCTTGTCCTTCACCACCGGCATCGATATCAATGTCTGTGTCCATATCTAAATCAGTATCAACAGGCATTTCTTCATCGCCGCCTATACTCATATCAGTTGGTGTTTCTTCTGCTGTTCCAGTTAAGATACGACTTGCATTATCCATATCGCCACGAGCAGTTGTTACTGCGGCCATTAATGCTTCTAAGGAACCTCTTGCGGCATTACTAAATGCTTCTGCTTTATCATTACCCATTTCATCACGGATTGAATCAGTTAGTGGAAGTAAATCTTCATTTGTCATTTCGCCAACATCTTCTAACATGCCTTGGATTCTGTCAACCATATCCTTAGCGGCTAATACTAATTCAGCATTTTCCATTTCACCTTCAGTAATTACACTTTCAGAAATGCCTAAGGACTTTTTAGCACGTTTGTCAATCATTTGCATCATGCGAACATTTGCCATGCCACTTGCCATGATTTCATCAACCATATCAATAATTGGCATTAACGAAGACATCATAATTGGAGGTACAGTTTGTCCCTTTTTAAACATGTCTAAAGCACGTCTTGCTCTTGCATAGTTGTTTGGTCCTACTAATGCTCTTAGTGCAGTATTTCTTTGTGATGAGTTTTTAGGATCTTTTTGTGCGGAGTCAATCTTGCCATCATTTGGCTTGAAACGAGATGATTCTTCATCAGCATCAATTTCATCTTCTTCTTTTAAATTTAAGTTTTGCTCAATTGCCCATGCTTCTAAGCAATCTTTGGCTAACTTAGCGGCAAGATACTTCTTGTCTGCTTGGTATGCAGTTACGCTTTCTTTTACTGTTGACATTTGAGTTTCTGCATGACGAATCATTTGTCCTGCACGTTTTTCAGTAATTTTATCTAATTGAAGTTGAAATCCGAAGCGAGTGTCTAAAAGACTGTTTAGTTTTTGACTTCTCGATCTGTTGTTTAAATCATTTAATTCCATGTTGACATCCTAAACCTGTTTTATGTACTTATTTATGTAAGTTTTATATTTCTAAGGAAACTTGTCAGCTGAGATCTAACTGAGGCCATTTTATATACACTATCTTGATGACGAATCCACATAAGTTCTTTTTTGAACTGATCGTGTGATGTTTTTTGTCTTACACCATAGATATATGCATTTTCAACTGCTCGACTGTATGATGTATCATACTGGAGAATTGTTTTTGCATCTGTTTCCTGATTGTTAATAAGTGCAATACAATATGCGACTGCACTTCCTTTGAGTGTGAATATTGCTTTATGTTTATTTTTAAGAAGCACTTCCCATTCACCATTTGTTTGCTGGCATTTGTAATTACCAACACGAACTGTATCTCCATTATCAACAATAAGTGGAGTTTTATCAAGTCTTGATTGTACAAAGTCTTTTACTTTGTTAAATGCTACTTGCTTCTTTTTCTTTGTAATAGTAGAGGTCGCCATTACGTTTTTTCCTATATAAAACACTCTTGTTTACCAATGTTAAAGCCGTCTTAAGATGGCTTTGCTTAACGTCAACTAGTTTAATTGACTGTTTAAAACTATTTAAAAAGTTTTGCTCTTCAACCGAAAGCATTACTCGTACACCGTCCGAAAATTCAAAATAACTCATTTAAGTTCGTTTGCGTCTTTCGTCTTGGCTATCCAGTTTGTGGCTTTTCTGCCAACCGGTGCATTTAAAAATTTCTGTGTGTTATTATATACTTTGTCGAAGTTCTTTGAGCGAGTTGGGTCTTCAAGACCTCCGCTATTATCGACAATAAAAAATTTATTGGCTCCAAATATCTGCTGATATTTACCTACGTTTTGTTGCGTGTCGTCCCATATTTGCTTAACCATGTCTGAAGGAAGACTACGCTCACGTTTTAAGTTTCTTTGTTGTGCCATTTCAAGATCAGTGTTAACAAATATCATGCCTACATCATATCCAATAGATCTTAGTTTGTTTACATGTCTTTGAATTAAGTCTGGGTCTTTTCCAGTACCATCGATAACTAGTCCTAATCTGCCATCTATGTATTGTGCTTGTCTTGTCTTGGTCATGTCTTTTGCTCGACCGCGGATTTCTTGTCCTTGAGGTGATGCGATAACTTCTGGTTCTAGTTCTAAATCTTGTTTTTTCATTAAGTATTCATATACGTCGTCACTGTTAACAACTTTTAGTCCTGTGCCGCCTAATAGTTTTCTAGAGACAAAACTTTTACCTGAACCAGGGCCACCTGACATGAATATTGCTTTAAAGATGTGTGGGTCATTAACGCCCTCTTCGACTTCATCCTCAGTTGCAATTTCTAAGTCTTGTCCAGGACGTATGGTATTAGTTCCTGCTTGTGCTGAGGGCTTTTTCTTTTTTAATTTAGGCTTATTAGGAGTTGTCATATCAACATCAAACTTTTTCAAGTCAATCTTAACAGCACCACCGTCAAGCTCTAAATTATCGCCTGCAACTCGTGTAACTTTTCCACCAATTTCAAATAAGTCGTTTAATCTCATTGTTTATCTCTTGTTTAACGCTTGTACTCTTTTGCTAATTGGATTCACTCTTTTTGTACGCTTGGACTTTAATTTCATCTTTGCGCCTAAGCGAGCTTTTGTCATTTTTAATTTGTGACGTTTTTTTACATCAGGCGCGGCGAAACATGCGCCAGGACTGCTTACAGTCTTACCTTTTAAACGACCAATAGTACATCGGTACTTACGAACAACTTGGTTACCTCTACGACCCCAAGCCATTTTTGTTTCATTAATTTGTGAATTTTCATCACTAAAGAGTTCTAATATAAGCATAGTACTACTATTTAGCAAAGTTTTTAAGTAAGTTTGATTTTAACTGACGATTAGTCTGTATAATAAGAAGCCGCAGGTTGCTACTAGTGTGCTAATCGCACCAACACCCCAGCCAATTAGCTGTTTATTTCTATTGTCGCGATCATTGATTTGTGTTGTGCGGATTTCTCCAAGCACTGTTTCTATTCCAATAACACGACCTTCTAAGTTGTCTAGTTTCTCTTCCAAACGGGAATACCTCGCAGCACACAATTCAACGTGTGCCTCTAATGATTCTTTTTCAATGTCTCGAGTGATACTCATTTGCTTCCTCAGGACCGCTACGGTCAATAGATTATTGGATGCCTTTCGACGTTGCCTGTTTTGTTGCCTTTTACTACTTGTATTTATCAAGTAGTATTTTGTATTATATGGTTTGTTATTATGTTAATTAGTTCGATACTTTTTTACTGCTACATTACTAGCCTGCTTAATTGCGGCCTTGTCACGCACCATTGCATATCCTGCGGCAGTTGCGGCTGCAATACTACCCCACTTAACAAGAGGAGCATATGGACTTTTAGCATCTGGTTGTCCAATTCCTCTTATACTACTAATATAAGGTCTGTGCAAATCACTGCCTCTTGCATAATGATTCATCATAAATCCAAGTCTTGTTGCACCTGTTCGTTGCTCACTTGGTGTTGCACGTGGCCAGTCCGAAACAATACGTCTCATTGCTTTTAAGTTTGGATCTTTAATACCTAGTCCACGCTCTAGTGCCATAATAGTACGTCTGTCTCTATCAGTTACTTGTACACCATTTTGTATATCACGGAAAAACTTTTTAAGTTGTGCTTGGGGAATATTAACTACACCCTTATCTTGCATTCTTTCTAAGCCTGCAATTAAGTTGTGTAAATCACTACCGCCGGCTCTAACACCATCAAAGCCTCCAAACCTTACTGTATTCTTTGCATAGGTACTTGCTACACCCGGATCAGTATAACGCATTGCCTGTAACGAAAGAACGTGTGCAAAAATGTTGTGTGCAATTTGACTAGCATCTGCATTTTTAAATGATGCAGGACTTCTAAATAACTTTGCTTCAGTTATTTCATCTCTTAGAAAATCAAACTTCTTTGTTGTTTCCAAAGTGTGTCCACCTTCCATAGTTGCCCATTCATTTGCAGTATATTTCTTCGACATCTTTATTTCCAATTCTTAGGAGTGGCAAAGTTTAGTGCATTAAACTCCATACGATCGTTGAGTTTAACTGCTCCACCTTCCATTCCAAATGCTACAAAGCCTTCGTGGTTTGTAACTTTATAGCCTGTATCACTTTTAACAAAAGTACCAATACTATCAACTGCATTTAACTTTTCAATAATTTTCATTTTAGCAGTAATAATACGTTTGTATGTGGCTAGTACTAGCAATAATGTATTTGCATTATCTGCCAGGAACTGCTCTTGTTGTTGTATTTTTTCTATACGTTTTGCTGCCGCAGGACTTTCAGCACCGCCTTTTAACTTTTCAATTTCTTTGTTCATTTTGCCAGTGTAGTATTCCATGAAACGTTGTAGGAATGTCATTGGGTCACCAACTTGTTCACCGCTACGAACATTGTTATTAATAAAAGGTTTGATGTATTTTGCAAATTCTGCTTGTAATACTTGATCCATTTTAGTTCCTGCTTTATTAGCAGTTGCTCTACCTTGATCAATAATTGTTTTAATTGACGCATAACCTTTTGGTGTTAATGTTGCCACTCCACTTACGTCTTTGTAATCAGCATCATCAAACCAAACGTTTGCACTTTGATTTAATCCACGCACACTATATCCAAAGTTAGCACTCATATCAGCAAGTGTTTCACCTGTATATTCAGTGTGGAATATAATACCAATTTTTGCCTTTGCAATACGCTGACCAATTTTACTGTTTGTCGGAACTGCGTATGTAATAAGTTGTGGTGTAAATGTGTAACAGTTTTCGCCTGCTACTTCTTCTTCACTTACGTTTCCTGGCCCGAATAAAAAGTCACCTTGTACTACTGTACCTATACCTAACTCAGGTAATAACTTTAAAGCCAACGATAATTTTTCTGCTAGTGACGGAGCATGTCCATACCATTCTTTAATTTGTGCAGGAGTCTTAGCCGCTTTGTTTTCTGTCTTTCCAAACACTGCTTTTGTTCCTACAAAGAACTTGCCATCTGCTGGATCTACTCCGCAAACAACTGCCGGTGCACCGTCCCACTTAACTGTTACTTTACCTTCAGGACTTCCACCTTTTAGCATACCTGCTACTGAATCTAAATAATCAAATGCTCTGCCAGCACCTTTGAACCCTTCGTTAAAAACCAAGTCTTCAATATGTTCCATGTGAAGATTCTTAGCACCAGCGGCTTCATTTAAGATTTTCCAACTATGATAGTAACGTGTCCATTGTACTATTTCATTAACTATCATTGTGTTTTACCTTCATCGCGAGCTTTTTGTGTTAAAATACCTTGAACGTCTTTTGGTGCAGGTTGTTGTTGGGCATCTACCCACATAGCACCTACCCATGTAAATTTACCATTCTCTCCTGTATCGTATGTTGTACCAGTTTTTGGCTTTGCATTTACATCAGTTGGATTTCCTGACCCTTTTTCAACAAACTTACCAAATGTCTTATCAACTGTTTGCTTTATATTAGGATCAATTGTTTTACTTAATCGTACTAACATTTGAAATCCAGCAAATGGTGTCTTTGGTTTTAGATAGTAATTAATACTTGCTAGTGCAATTATTGATTTAGCCATTTGACTGATATTGCCATCGTTGATTGTAATTGATTTTGTTTTTATCATTCTATCAACTGTCTTATCAAAGATATGTTCAAACCATTGATTAAATGCTTTTAACGGCTGTGCATCAAATGCTTCTGCATTTTGATCCATAACCTTTTCAAAGTTATCTATAGACTTGGTATACATGCCTTTAGCCTTAACTGCTAATTGCTTGATCTCTTTTTCGTTGGCTTTATCTTTGTCGCTTGGGCCAAACAAGCCAAATAACTCATCTAATCTCATTACTTTAATCTCTTTAATCCGTTGGTGAACTTGGTACTGTCCTGTCTCTTAATTGCCAATAAAAGTTTTCTTTCCATGTCCTCTGCAATTTGATTATCGTAACTATTACGAATCATGTCTATCAAATTCGTGGCACTGGCAATTAAATGCTGGGCACGAGATTCGATTAAATGTACACGGTCTTTTTCTATTGCAATACTATCTAGTTCTTCTAATAGTTTGCGTGTTTTACGTTGCACTTTAAAAATCTCCATGGGTTGTATGTTATTTATATAGAAAAATGAATTAATTTTGTTAAATAGTAACAGCAATGAGGAGCGATTACATGGGACAATTCAACAATAAAATTATGGCCGAGTTCAATCCACCCCGTAAATGGACACTAGGTAGAGATTTATCATACACTACATCAGAACTAACAGTAGATGAAATTAAAGCACTAAAAGGTGTAGGTGTAAAAGTTAAAAGAGAAACAAACAAAACAGAAACTATTACGGTACCAGCAGGATTTGTTACAGACTTAGCATCAGTACCAAGAGCAATGTGGTGGTTAATTGCACCATTTGATGTTGCAAGAGCAGCAATTATACATGACTTGTTATACAAATCAATAAGACAATACCGTTGGAAGAAGAAAGACAAACAAGATAGCGAACTCGTCAAGGCGGCAAAAATTGCATCAGATAAAGTTTTCTTACTAGGCATGCGAGATGCAGACCCAAAAATTCCAGGATATAAAATTTACTTGTCTTGGAAAGCAGTAGATTTATTTGGTAACGGTAGTATAAAGCCTAACGAAAATAATATTTAATTATTTGTCTTAAGTCCTTTTAACATATCTTGTAACTTATTACTTTGTACTGTAGCTCTTACTTTGGGTTGATCTTCATTTGAGTCATCATCTTTTACTCTGTTAACACTATTAGTTGGATTAAAGTTTCCGGGTGATTGTACTTCAGCCTCATCACCTAAATCTCTAATACGCAAACTGTTAATATCAAACTCTAAATCAACCTTTTGTCCTACACCGCTACTACTTCTAGTTTTCATAAACTGTATTTGATATCTACCACGTTCACGCATTGCCCTACTTGTAAAAATACGAATAACATTATCAGC